CGTATGGAAGACAAGATGAAACTGATTGAACTAGCAATCGTTATGGCGTATGACGCTAAAGCGAACTATGCTGATGTGTTCTCTCAGGTTCGTATGTGGGATACTATCATTTACAATTACCTCAAGAAGAGGAATATTGTAATTCCTCCCATTGTCCGTTCTGATAAAGACTCTAAGTATGCAGGTGCATATGTCAAGGAACCGATTCCAGGAAAGTATGATTGGGTTGTCAGTTTTGACCTTAATAGTCTGTACCCTCACCTTATTATGCAGTACAACATCTCGCCAGAGACACTTCTGGAGGAACGCCATCCCTCAGCAACAGTGGATAGAATACTTAATGAGGAGATAAACTTTGAACTGTATAGTGACAACGCTGTTTGTGCTAACGGTTCAATGTATCGGAAGGACAAGCGTGGATTCCTTCCAGAATTGATGGATAAGATCTATAAGGATCGCACCATCTACAAAAAGAAGATGCTTCAGGCAAAGCAAGATTATGAAAGAACACCTACCAAAGCACTGGAGAAAGAAATCGCCAGATGTAACAACATTCAAATGGCGCGTAAGATTCAACTTAACTCTGCTTATGGTGCTATTGGCAATCAGTACTTTCGTTATTACAAACTCGCCAACGCAGAGGCAATTACTCTATCAGGGCAAGTATCTATCCGATGGATTGAAAATAAAATGAATAAAAAGATCAATAAGATCTTGAAAACTGAAGGAGAAGATTATGTTATTGCTTCTGATACCGATTCCATTTATCTTAATTTGGGTCCTCTGGT